CAGATCCAATATCGCCAAGAGAACTCATAAATCCTCCGCCAATCTTTTTAAAATCACCAGAGGTTATAGATTTTAATGCGCCTTTTTCACCAAATACACTTTGATTACCACCAGCCATTACGGTCATGATGTCACCAAGACCACCTTCACCTTTAGCAAGTTTAAGCGCAGCATTACCTTTATTGTAAACTGCAGCAAAGGGTTGCCAAGGGCCAGGAATAACAGATGCAATAGGTGCTACTTTTTTAACGACCTTTTTAACGCTTTTGGCTAGTTTTTTAAGAAAGCCAAACTCTGCTTGTCCTGTAATAGGGTTGATAGACATACCAACGCCAACTTCGTATTCTTGCGGATCCAAGCCAGCGGCTTGCATTTCTTTTTTAATGAGTGATTTTGTTTTGTCTGAGATGACTGGAGGGACAACCATTTCGCCTTTTGCAACGTGAGCCATAAAGCGATCTTCGTCTCGTCCTAGTGCTGCTAAGCCTTGTCCTGAGTTGTCTATTACGTTCATTTATAAATTCTACCCTATTCTTCTATACATTTTAACCAAAATACAAGTAAGTATCTATTTCCTGATTCTACCGATAGGCCTCTATGCATATGGGTAAAGCTCGGAAATATTAGAGCGTGGCCTGTAGGTAATGGTTCAACTGTACCACGATTTAAAAACTCAGTCCCGCCTCCCTCATACTCGCCTGTATTTAAGGGGACAACCATACTAATGTCAGCGCTTGCATCATGATGCCAAGCACCTTGTTTTTTATCCTTTAAATTATAGTTAGCTATTTGAATTGCACCACCATTTACATGCCTATTCCAAATATTTAAAAATATAGGATTACCTATAGTATATATCGTTTGAAACAAAGATTGATAGACTTCTGGACAATTATCCTGAAAAGTTATTTCGGGTATTTGTCTAAGTGTGTCCTCTTCAGCATTAGGGGTAAACCCGTAAAACCTCTCTAAATTATGCATTTCATCAACTAATATTGAACAAAACTTTTCAGAAAAGAATGGAACCGTATATACATCTTTTAACGGTTCTTGGATTATGTTGTGAAGTTTATTCTTTACAGGATTGATGTTGCCTTGGCTATTGTAAAAATCTACTATGTTTGGCATAGAGTCTTTAACAGCGTCAAAGGTCTGTTTGTTGATGTACCAATCAGCAGGATGTTCAAGCAATATGTTTTTTGTTTTATATTCTTGCGCTTGCGCTAGTTCAGCCATAATTAAAAACTTGCTACGTTTATTGCTATATCACCAGCTATTTTTATATCTACCTTGCCTAGATCAGCAGAGGCTTCAAAACCAAGGTTATTGGTTCTTTCTCCTATATCAACCCATTTATTTCCTGTATATACCTGTAAAACACCTAAAGTAGTGTTCCAGATAATACTGCCAGCTAAAAAATTAAATTTAAGTTTGTCTGCGTCATTTACTTGTTGAGTTTTATTAACATCAACTGCACCCAAATTTATTTCTAATATACGGGCTAACCTGTTAAATATGTCTGGGGTAACTGTACTAGATGCTACTGGTAACTGAGTTTGTAATATTTTGCTCATCTTCTACCGTCAGGTTTAATATCAATTCTAGTTGCTCCAAGCCTCCATCCTATAGATAAATTACCATCTGCCGTTGCATCATCATCTGATTCAAACCTTAGAACTATTTGTCTAGCTCGGCTTCTTACAAACGCTTGTTGACTGTTTGCTGCAATAGCACTTGTAGAATCAACGGTTAAAGAGTCTCCAGGAAAGTTTCTTGTCTTAACAACTATGTTTACATTACCAGAGTTATCATTTTGTAAAAATTTAAAGTCAGGAATTATTTTTTGCAGAAAAGCAAAATCTTGTCCATCACCCAAATCAAAGTCAGAACTCTCTATAAATACATTAGTCATGGGAGATCCATCATCATTAAAACCTAACTCATGTTGATAAACATAACCATCACTTACAGCTCTAGGATAATTTTCTGTACTTGCATCTAGCCAAGCAGTTCTGGTCAAAGAACCATAAAACCAAACATTTTCTAAATAATTAAAGATTACATATCTATCTACTTCCGTAGCATTTTTAGAACAGTAGAACCATCCAACTTCATTTTTATCAGCAATCGTAAATGCATTTATCTTAAATGATTGAACTAAATTTATATCAGAGAAAACATAATCTTGTACCGTACAAGGCAAGGTTTGCACACTACCGTTGTAAACATAAAAATTATTATAACTCATCCAGTAAACGCCTTGTGGAGCAGTTACCGCTGCTTTTGGTCCAATCAATCCAGTTCCTTCGTTAATCAAGTTAACGGCAAAAGTGAGAGGCGGACCAACAAACTGCATGCTGTAAAGAGCAGTATCGGTCCAAATTAATATTTCTTGCCTAGCTTTTACTGAACCTATAATAGATGAACCGGAAGAAACTCTTAAAGAGCCAGCTGTATTAGTTGTTCTTGGTTCAAACTCAAGAGCATTTTCTTGATCACTAAAAGCAATTAACATAGGATCTATTACGCCAGTTCTAGAGCTACCTGATATAGGATCTGCACCTAAAACAATTAAATGACGATCTTTTTCTGAAGTGATGACTTGTAAACCTACGGTTGGAACCTGATTGGCTCCAGAAGTGGTAGATAAATTAACAGCTCTAGTTGTTAGTCCATTATTTTCAACCCACCTAAAAATACCTCCTCCTCTTTGATTGATAATTAAATCTTCACCAAAGTTATCGTGCGTCCACAATCTAAGTTGGTTGGTAGAAGAAAGAGAAGTAGCAGATCCAAAAGCACCTTCTCCCCAATTATTTACTCCCCAACCAGTTCCAGGGACAAAAACATCTAACCCTACATTTACTTGATAAGTACCAACGGTTGACCCACCTCCATTACCGCTGTCTCCAGCCGCAGCCAATACTGGATCGCCGCTAGTATCCTTGGCTTCAATTGTATATGAGTTAGCATTTACAATTGTTGCTATTTGATATTCTTGATTAAGTACTGTAGCAGTAATATTAGCTCCAAGAGACGCTGCTCCAGAGAATGTTACAAAATCATTTTGTACTGCTCCATGAGCTGTATCAGCAACCGTAATTGTCGCATCACCAGTTCCAACTTTGGCAAAAGTTACATCCCCTGCGCTGGTAGTTAATCTAATTGGAGTTATATCATTAAAAGAATTTCCCTCTTCTACATAATATTTAAAAGTCGTTCCAAGACCTAAATACTTAGTACCAGCTAAAGCTATCCAACCGTGTAATGCTCTACAAGTACCTAAAAATACATTTACACTATCTTTAGCCCAGCCACCAAATTTTTCTGGCCTGCCTTTTCTAAAACGAACTAAATTGCAATCAAACCAACCGCCCTCATTATCATAGTCAGTACCTTCTCTATTGATACCTGGTCTAAAAATAGCTTTTTGTAATGCCATTTATACTTGACTCCAATCTTTGCCTTCAAACAATAAAGCTTCTGCTTCTCTTCTGCGTATTAGGCCGTTATTTACTTGCCCGTTGACTTTGTTCCAACGCTTCAATTGATACGGCACTTCTTCATAATTGCCTTGATTTAAAACTTTTAACATAGTGCTTTCATTAAGATTTGTTGGCCCTAAGTTAAAACACCATGATGTTAAAGAATCAAATTGACATTGGTGTAACGGCACAGTAACAGCATCACTTACATGATTGCCGTATTCTTCTAACTCGTCTATGAGCATAATTTCTGCTTTTTCCTGTGACCAAACATCACCTTTTTGTACACCATGCGTTGAGCCATAACCAATAGTCCAAACCCCTGCAGCACATTGGTACGCTTCTAATTTACAACCCTCAAACTTTTTAACTAAATCGATTCCTTCTTGTGATATATACATATTAATTACCCCATGTCCCATCATCCCTGACTTTTGCTGTTTTTGTCCCACCCTGATATTCAACGGCATGACCTTCGTTAACAAGCATTTTACAAATATCTTCACCATCTTGCGTATAAGGGATTGCAAGTATTCTGCCATATTTACCTTTACCTAGTGATTGTATTTTAAATGTTCCTACACATAGTTCTGATAACCTGGCTGATGCCATTTTTCCTAATACTTTTTCTTTTAAATTTCGGGTCCTTGACTCAGGTGTGTCAATTCCTGCTAACCTGCAGCGTTGCTTATGAAGTTTGACATCAAAACCT